AAAATCAGCAGCCGAAGATTTGAAAAAGCAGTGGATTTTCTGTAATTCCAGAAATGTTTTTTCTTTTTTGACGAATGCCGGATTAAGGTAATCCAGCCGGTTGATATCAATAAATTTTTTCATATTGTATAAAATTTAATACATTTAGCATTTCTTTATATTAAATATAGCTTCATCTGGATAAAAATCAAGTACACAAGCACTGTTTGGGTATGAAAAACATAAAAAAAAGTATTTTAAACAGCAAAGTAACTTGAAAAAGATTATATTTAATGCTATATTAAACTTACGATATAAGGGGCAGTAGCTCAGTTGGCTAGAGCGATACGTTCGCATCGTATAGGTCGTGGGTTCGACTCCCATCTGCTCCACCAGTATTAAATGTATGAGCATTAACGATTTACGTTAGTGCTCTTTTCTTTTATATCCTATCTGTTTCAGCCTTAAAGCCTTACCGATAAACAGTTTTGCCACAGAGAATGTAAACGGGCACTATTCCGGGTGTCAAACCGGGGTTTTCTGTCAAAAATCCTCTCTCTTTCTCTCCGGGTGGAGGACGGCGTCCTTTACCAGATTTGAGCTCAAAACAACCGTTTTTGACGTAAAAGACGGATTTTAATGATGCGGTTTCGGAGAGAATACAATCACCTTGTCTTATATCAACAAAAAGTAATAAAACCCCGAAATTCCCTAAAAAATGTTGTTTTCACCTTACCGGAAGTGTCCGAACAGTAAAAAAGCCTCCAAGAGTAATTTCCGGAGGCTTTTCGTGTTTTTAAGCAGTCCTTCTCCGACTGCCCCAATGCTTATTACCGTAGGCGATCATCAATTCAAGATCGTGGGATGCATCCCACATGGCCCGAATTTCCGGATGCTTACATTTCTCAAACTTGACTTTCAATTCCAACAGCGCTGAAACGCGCGGTTTGCTTTTTCCGATACGTTCTGCAAGGTACTCCTGCGTGATCGGCTTCAACAGCTGAGATCCGTTGCCCCGACTCAACTCGTGACAATAATGCCGGTACTGTGTTTCCAGATACTCATGCAGAGCTTTTTTCATAGCTCCGACAGTCGTCGCTGTTGCGTCACGTGTTTCGGGCTCCGGTTCCTCGTCAGGCCCATCACAGGCCAGCTGGTGCAGCCATTCCATATCAAGCGCCCATTTGTCGTCCTGAATCATCAAGATCGTGTCCACTGAAACGATCCTGTTGTCATCATACGGATTATCCGGGCTTTTGGAATAACGGCTACTGCCAACGATCAATAAAGGAGTCTTTGTATCCGGCAGCTTTCTATATATGTCCTGCGGATCATCGTTCAGACGAGGCGTGAAATAAATATCCCGGCTACGGCCTGCAACAGGAACTCCAGACCGGCCCATCTTCCAAAGGCGACCGGGAATAATCATTTCAACATCTGCCCGGCATCGGAACAGCGAATGAAACAGCTCCGCCACCTTTGCAGGCTGAAAGGTATAGCCGATCAATTCTTCTTCTTTCACCTCTCTGGCTCCACCGGTCAATGCGCAAAATGCCATATACTTTGTTTTTCCGTCGCGCTCAAACTCCATGACATCTGCCTGGTGCAGTTGTTCGTCACAATCGCAGTCAACCGTTGTATAGCGCTTGGTGGCCCGGAGGATTCCAGCTTTTTTCCACATTTCTGCTTCTCCGACAAGCTCCTTGCTCTGCCATTCAGGATCAGTCAAACACAAACGATCAGTCACCAGTTGAATAGCTCTTACGCACATACGATCCCCCAACTTTTCAGAGTTTCCATGATAACCAGCTGAACGCCGGGATCTTTGCTGTTGATGTTGCAGGAGTTCGGCCTGACTGTTACGGTCTGGCATTGTTTTCTGCCATACTTTTTCGGATCGAGCTGAAGGCGGAGCTTCACACAAGATATTTCCAGAATGGACATCGGAACACGATCCGGGTTCAGCTCTTTGCGCATCTGAGTATAAAGGTCCAGATCGGATTCCTCAAAAACGCGGCGGCTGCCTTTGTTACCGGCAATCCCGGCTTCAAGCATAAGCACCTTTGCTTCTCGAACGTCAGACTGCGGATCAACAATGATGTTATCTGGGCCTTTTTTGAATCCGGAAATATCAAATGCCTGCTTCTTCAAATCGGCATCTTGAATAATTGTGTCCCGCATTGTTTCGGCCCAGATCTGGCACAAACGCTCTTTGTGGGCGCGAGGTCCAGTGGTTCGAACAGACAGGTGGTTTTCCTTCCGATCATAAACTATGACGATTTCATAGGCGTGTTTGTCGATCCCGCGAGAGAAATCATTGCCGCCTTTCCACTGCATCGTATTGCGGGGATAGTCGCTCAGGTAAAGGAAGAAGCACTCCTTATCCAGCGCGAGACGTTCAAAATACTCTATGAAGCAGTATTTGCCCCGGCCTTCCAAATTATAAATGTACTCACTTATTCCCCGTTCAAGTCGATTAAAGTGTTCATCTTCGTACTCAACCTTTCCGGCTCCGCCATTAAAAAGTTTCTGGACAAACCAGAGGGACTCTGTCATTCGATCAATATGGGCAAATCTGGCAGCCTGAGTCCAGGCAGTTTCGTCTTGCAGAAATACCCATGCCGCTTTGTCATGGATACTCCACTCGTCGAATTCAGCAGGTGGAATAAGTCCCTGCTGGGCGATCAAACTATGCAGAGTTGTGGCATTGACTGGATGTTCTGCAAAAACAAAGATCTTGTACAGAGCCGAATCAACCTTGCCCCGGAGATCGTCACTAAGTGTGAGGAACCGGGAATAAAGGTGATCAACATTCCGTACTTTGACTTTGGTCCAGTCAATTTCAAGTTCAGGAGCGAGTTTTTCAAAGATGGCTTTCTGCATGACTTGTGACAGAGAACGAAAAGCCTTCTTGGTATTATACGTCGTACACATAGCTAATGTCTACCTTTCGTTAATTGAGTGTTTAGTAAATAGTCAGCATTTGTCAGCGTGGACATCCGAGCACGCTGGCACAAAATTGATGGGTTCAGAACAAACGAGGTTCTGGCTCGGCAAGCTCAAGGAGGCCCATATCACGAAGCCGGATCTGCATGGTTTGTGCAGACACCTTGAACTTGATAGCAAACTCCCTCGCCAAGTCGCAGCGGATGTTCTCCGGCTCAGTTTGGAAGCGCTCGCTCTTTTCGCGGATTTCCTCGTAGACGTTTTCCGGACCATGATCGGGACCGAATTTAGCCTCCCACTCCCGGAGGATTAAGTCCTTTGGCATGAGGATATAACCAGAAAACATATCCGCTTGCTTTTCTTTCGGCTCTTTGCAGCTGGTTCGGTAAACGGAGACGGGTTTTAACTCATCGTCGAACAGGTTGTCAGTGTTCACACTGGCCAGCAAGTGCTGGTGCAAGATCCAGTGTCCTGTTTCATGACCGAGAGTGAATCGGTAACGTCCCTCTTTGTCTGCATTGAAATCCGGGTGAATTGTTTGGTCGATCAGGATGACTTTTCTGTTCCTGCCTACAAGAAATTCAGCCAGCACGTCGTCGTTTTGATACTTCGCCCGGAGATCCGCTGCTTCGATCGTCACGTCATAAAGGCAGTCAAGAATCTCCTCTATGGGAACGGGAGCAGTGATCGGTTCTTTATACTTCTGCGCATAGGCAGCCAAAACCGACATAGCTTCATCTTCTATTTTTTGTGCGGGAATGTAGGAGGAATAGCCCATTGCCATTATTCCTTTTTTGCTTCTTCTGTCGCCTTCTTCTCAGCTTCCATAAAACGCTGGAATTGTGCAAGTTGAGCTTCGGACATTCCACTGGCTGTACGCAGAAACGCTGCCATAGCCTTTGGCTTTTCCAGAATAATAGCATTGAGTGCGGGGTCCACCTTTTCGGCCAATCCCAACAGTTCGTCACGATTGATGTCGAGCAGATCTGCAATCCTTATGATTGTATCTGCTGCCGGGATCAGTTCACCAGCTTCTACCTTATTCAAATAGGTAGGGCTCAGACTGAGCATTTCTGCGAACTTGCGCTGTGAAAAACGCGGATCGCTCTGCTTTTTCACTTCTCGCAGTGCGCGGATTTTGTCGCCCAGGGCGTTGCTCTCGGACATAATCGTTCCTTTCTATTGGTATTGTTCTACGGTGCAGATAATATATGACAACTTGATGTGAATTACAAATCTTTTTTGAAAAAAAATCAAAAAAAACGCCGCAACTTTGAGAATTTTTGGAAAGATACTTGTTTGGAGACCTCAACAGAAGGAGCAGCAACATGTCCCAAACAAAAAACGACTTTACGGAAGCCATGCGAATAATCCAGAGAATATTTCGCAAAAGGAGAGAAAGTGAACTTGCTTTAGTTCAAAACCAGAGCAAATGTATGCACAAAGCAAACAATATCAACATTTTAACAGAGAAAGGACTTATAGATGAGACAACAGACACCAACGAGTGTGACCCGTCAGTTAATGGAGTTGCAGAATATGGGAGTCCCTGCTTTGCAGGCCAGATTTGAAGAACTGTACGGGTTCCCGACAACGCAGAAAAGAGTGGTAACCTTGAGAAAACGCATTGCTTTCAGGATTCAGGAGCTTTATTACGGAGGATTGACAACAGCAGAAAAAGATGTTCTCAATGAAGTCGCCTCAAACGATCCGCTGGCAAACCTGCAAAAGACGTCAAATAATGAATCCGTTTTGCTTCCGGGATCAAGATTGACAAGAACCTGGAAGGGCAAAGAGTACGAAGTAACCATCATGGACGATGGCCGCTTTGAATATGAAGGCCGAATTTTTAGATCGCTTTCGGGAATAGCGTCCGAAATCACCGGATCGCACTGGAACGGCAAAGTTTTCTTTGGAGTAAAATAATATGGATAAATCACAAATAAAGCGATGTGCAATTTATACGCGCAAAAGTACCGATGAGAACCTTCAGGATTCTTTTAACAGTCTTGATGCGCAGCGGGAGGCGGCCGAAGCATATATCCAAAGTCAGAAAATGAATGGCTGGCGCTTGCTCCCGGATCGTTATGACGACGGCGGTTATTCGGGCGGAAATATGAATCGACCTGGTTTGAAGAAACTCTTGGAAGATGTAAAAGCTGGTAAGATCGACATTGTTATCGTTTATAAACTGGATCGACTTTCACGATCCATCTGCGATTTTGCCGAATTGAGCAAGGTTTTTGATAAACATGGAACATCCTTCGTCAGTGTCACGCAGGAAATCAACACGACCACCAGTTCCGGTCGAATGATGCTCAATATTCTGGTAACTTTTGCCCAATATGAGCGAGAAGTTATCGCAGAACGTATCCGCGATAAAATGTCCGCCAGCCGCAAAAAAGGCAAATGGGTTGGCGGTTCGGTTCCTCTGGGATATAAGGTGGTGGATAAGCATTTGCACATAAATGAAGAAGAAGTCGAAATTGTAAAACGGATCTTTACGCGATTCCTGGAAATTGGTTCTCCGCGACAGATAGCTTTTGAACTGGAAGAATCTGGCGTGACAAGACGCGATGGAAGGCCCTGGAATGTAAGTCATATTTACCGGATTTTGCAAAATCATACCTATATCGGTAAAGTCAATTATAAAGGTGAGATTTACGAAGGTGAACACGAGGCTATCATTGACAAAAGGAGCTGGGATGAAGCCCAGGAGCATCTCAAAGAAAAAGATCCTATGAAATATCTGCGCAACAAAAAGCAGGAAACCGTTGCAATACTCAAAGGAGTGATTCGTTGCGGACATTGCGGATGTGCGATGGGGCCGACATACGCCAGGCGAAGAGGTCGGAAATATCTTTACTATCTTTGCGTCGATGAATCAAAGCGCGGAAAACATGTATGTCCAGTAAACCGAGTGGCTGCACCGGCCATTGAGGAGATCGTTTTGAAACAGATCCAGAAGATCATGCAAACCGAGACCGTCCAGAAGCAGCTTGTTCAGGATGACCTGCCAATAGAAAAAGTAAAGGAATATGCCGACAACTTTGCAGAAATCTGGGACGAGATATTCCCGATTGAACGCCAGAGGATATTGGGGCTCTTTCTGGAACAGGTCGTTGTATATGAGGATCACGTGGACATTGAAATAAAAACCGGTGGATTGGCCACTTTTATCGAGGAGATGACAAATGGAAACGATTGAAAAATTAGCAAACGGTAATTTGCGCGTCCGAGTTGATTATATTTTCAGCAGGCATGGCGGACGAAAGAAGATCATTCAGAAAGATGAATCAAAAGAGATCAGCGAAAAAACTCACGACATGTCGGTGCTGAATACCATTGCGCGGGCATATCGCTGGCGCGAACTCCTGGACACCGGAAAGGTGAAATCAAAAGATGATCTCGCAAAACTTCTGCATTATGACCAGTCCTATATATCCCGCATCCTCCGGCTTACATATCTTTCTCCGCATATCGTCCGGTTGTTCATTAATGGACAAGCCCCGTCAGGTTTATCATTAACGACCTTGCACAAGGCCTTCCCAGATGACTGGAACGAACAGCACGAGTTCTTCAAAATCGGCTAACAACAACGCATTTTCTATTCCCTCTTGCTTCCCGGCAGGAGGGATTTTTTTTGTCCTTGTGTTTCGCAAAAGTTTTGTAAACGACAAAACAACGAAACAAAACTTTTTATTTTTCAAAAATTTTAACGTTGATATTCAACACGTTACAAAAAGTTTTTGTTTTTCATCGACAAAATAGCTGAACTTCACCCCGTCTGCGAAGCCACCGCACAAGGCGCTGGCAAAACAGCGTAACAAAGGAGTTCAGCATGAACAACGCTACACACGCAGTCGGTCCGGATACTGCTATAAGTCCGGAGGTCGTCAAACACGTAAAAGCAGTCGCCGCCAGTATGATTGGTCACGCCGCTTTTCAGAAATACGATTTCGACGACATTTGTCAGGATCTCTTTCAACAGATAATTCTGGCAATACCTAAATTTGATCCGGCAAAGAGTTCTTTCGACACCTACGCCTGTCAGATTGCAGATCGCTACAAAAATCGAATTTACCGGGAGCGAATTTACGAAAAACGCGATGTTCCGACAATTCCGTTTGAAAACAGCGGCGATGAACCGAGCCAGTTCGAGATAGATACAGCAATCAATAATGTGGAACAGCAATGCTTAATCAACGACGTGCAAGCAATTATAAAAAAACTTAACACACAAGAGAAAACCTTTTGTGAAGCAATCATGGCTGGGGACGGTTTAAAAAAAGCGGCTCTTGAAAGTGGGATGGTATACGATGGCCGCTTCTTTAAAACATTTCTACCTTGCCTCCGAGAAAAATTCAAAGATTATAAATTTTGAAAAAAAAATCAAAAAAAACGCCGCAACTTTCTGGATTTTTGGAAAGATACTTGTTCGGAGGCCCCCGACATCATCAAGTGAACAAAACAAAGGAATAACAAAGATGAATAAAGAAAATTTCATTCTTCAGATCCCCGCAGACGAATATCACGCGGAGACAAAAGCCGGGAAATACCTGAGCAGCCACATGCTCGGTGATTTCAGAAACTGTCCGGAGCTTTATCGGAAAAAGCTGGCGGGCGAATACGTGGAACCGGAATCGCAGGCATACCTGATTGGTCGTGCTGCTCACTCTTTGATTCTTGAAGGCCGCGCCGCTTTTGATGAGGAATTTATTGTCAGCGACGGACCGATCAACCCCAAGACCGGTGAGTGTTTCGGAAAGACCACCAAAGCCTATGCCGAATGGCAGAAAGCTCAAGGCCGTACTGTTATCTCCGGAAAAGATTTTGCTTTTATTGCAAAACTTCAGCAGGCTGTCTGGCTGCATCCGGAAGCAAAGGAGCTTCTGTCTGACGGAGTCGCGGAAGGCGTGATCCGGGCAGATTACGAAGATGAACCCTGCCAGATTCGCATGGACTTCTACAGCAGCCGATTCGGGATCATCGACCTTAAAACCTGCGATGATCTGCGCTGGTTTGAAAACGACTTCAAGCGTTACGGCTACGGTTATCAGCTCGCCTTTTACCGGGCTGTCCTTCGCCAGTGTTGCGGGAAGAATCGTCCCTGCTATGTGATTGCGGTCGAGAAGCGTGAGCCTTTCCGTTGCGGCGTGTGGCGCATCACTGAGGAAGCGCTGGATCTGGCCGAAATGGAAAACAAGGCCGCTATCAAACGCCTGCACAAATGCCGCTTCACAAATAACTGGCCTACCGGCTTCGAAGAACTCCGCTTCATCACCAACATTTAACCATAAGGAAAAGAAACATGTCTATTCTGGCAAACATTACCACCGGCCGCGACAATCGGCCGCCCCGACTCATGATCTATGGTCAGGAGGGCGTGGGTAAAAGCACGTTCGGTGCAAACGCGCCGAATCCGATTTTCATTCAAACAGAGGACGGCCTGGGAGAAATCGACTGCGCAAAGTTCCCTCTGGCAAAAAGCCTGGCAGAAGTTACCAGTGCGCTTCAGGCTCTCCTCAAAGAAGAACACCCGTATCAAACCGTTGTGATCGACAGTCTCGACTGGCTGGAACGCCTGATTTTCGACGATATTTGTCGGGCCTATGGTGTCCGGTCTATCGAAAAGGCAGACGGTGGTTTCGGGCATGGTTACACAATCGCCGTCAATTACTGGCGGGACATCCTCGCGCTTCTCGATGAGCTCCGCAACAAGCGCAACATGGCGGTAATCCTTCTGGCTCATGCCAAAGTTGAGCGCTTTGAAGATCCGGAGTCCAGCGCCTACGATCGCTATTCACCTCGCTTGCATAAATTGGCAGCTGGACTGATTTCGGAATGGGCTGACGCAGCGATGTTCGCAACAAAGCGCTTCCGGGTTCAGAAGGAAGCCAGTGGATTCAGCGGTGAACGCGGGATTGCGGCTCCCATTGGCGCAGGTGGCGGAGATCGTATTCTTCGCACCAATTGCGGCCCCGCTTGCATGGCAAAGAACCGGTACAATTTGCCGGAGGAAATTCCGCTGTCCTGGCAGGCTTTTATTCAGATTCTCATGGAGGCCAAGAAATGAGCGCTGAAACAGAATCTGTAAAAGCGAAGTTCGATGTGAAGTGCGATCGCTGTGGCCTGTTGATCCGGACCGGCGAAGATTGCCAAATCATCTTTGACTCCGATCGTGGCAAAGCATACTTCATTCACCGGCGCTGCCCGATGGTCAATGCGCTCCGAAAACACTCAACAAAGCCGATCAAACCGGCCCGTAAAAACAAACCCATTTTTGCATAAAATAAAGGAAAAATACTATGCCATTTTTTGAATTCAACGCTACCGAAGTTACTCCGTCTACTGGTTTTGAGCCGATCCCCAAAGGGAAATACAATGCAGTTATCGTCGAATCTGACGAAAAAGCGACTCGCTCCGGTACTGGCAGTTATATCGAATTCGCCTACGAAATTATCGACGGCGAATACAAAGGCCGTAAACTCTGGTCGCGTCACAATATCATAAACCAGAACCAGAAGGCCGTTGAAATCGCCCGGAAAGAAATGTCCGCGATCTGTCATGCTGTTGGAATCTTGCAGATCAAGTACACCGAAGAACTGCACAATAAACCGTTGATTATCAACGTCAGCACGACCCGAAATGAAACCGGTGAAATCACCAATGAAATTCGCGGATTCGAGGCTATCGACGGTGTGGCTTCTCAGGCTGCTTGTCCGGCTCCTGCACCGGGTAGCGCTTCTGACGGCCCTGCTCCCTGGCGCAGATGATCCGGGAGTTTGAAATTCCCTGGCCGCCGTCAGTAAACCACTATTATCGCCATGTCGGGCCAAAGGTCCTGATAAGTCGTGAAGGCCGACAGTACCGAGAGAACGTCGTGGCGATGTTCCGAAACTCAAATGAACCTCCTTTTGCCGGGCCGATAAAGCTCTACGCGGAGTTTTATCCACCGGACAATCGGAGACGGGACCTCGACAACTTGCTGAAATGTGTGCAGGACACCCTCCAGCATGCCGGGCTGTTTACCGACGACTCTCAAATCGCAGAAATTCACATTATCAAACAAAAGCCCATGCCGCCGAAAGGCATGGCATATATAAGGATTCAAGACCATGAACAACAGACAGAACAGTTGCACCCGCTGCCAGATTGTCCGTAACTATCTCTCCCAGATCCAGGACGACCAGATCCGAATGATGTGTTTTCTTTGGAGCAAAGGATACTCCGATGATACCGTCAAACGCCAGCTGAAACTTTCCTGGGAACGCCTCCGGGAACTCAAAGCGCTGGTCGCCTCTGAATTGCTCGAAGCGGGCATTGAATTGAGAGGCTGACTATGGAGCTGAGACCGTATCAGAAAGCAGCGGTCGAAGCGGTCTATACCCACCTCCGGACAAAGGACAATAACCCTTGTGTTGTGATCCCGACCGGAGGCGGGAAAACACCGGTT